TCAGCCCAATCACCTAATAGAATAATTGTATTTGGCTTTGGCTTCATATTCAATCCATATTCTATAAACAATTCTATAGCATCTCTATTATGATATGGAACATGAGCATCAGCACCTATAAGTAATGGATAATCTTCTTTGCTTATTATATACGGTTCATAATTCTGTTCTACTGGTTCAGGTATATTAACTCTCGGCACATAGTGTTCTATATCCATTTTATTTCTATGAGTGGAACCACTCTGCCCTCTATAATACCGAATATAATTTCTAGTAGATTCAAAATCAGTAAATAACCCAGGATTCTCTTTCATAATAGTTCTTGCAATAGTAGAAGTAGAATCAGTCTTAAATTCCTGTAAATATTTCAGAACAATATTCTGTGTAACATAATCCATTTTTATCCTTCTTTTATTTTACTTATTCCGAAAGAATTATTGCCAATAAATTCATTTTCTTTTACTACAGTAAATACTTTCGTAGTATCATTGTATTCCAGTGCTTCACCATTGTTAGTACTATTGGTAATAATAATGAATTGTAAATTAAGTTGTTGTGATAGTTTCTGTATAATATCCCATGCTTCCATCTGTAATGATGCTGGTTGTATATTCTTTATTGGTTCATCCAATACTAATACATTATCTGTTTTTCCTATAGACCATATAGCAACCCGTAAAGCCAATGAAGCAATATCAACAACTCCACCACCAGCAGCTTTCATTATATCAATTTCATACCCATTATTTTTGAATATGAGATTACATGAAGTTTTACCATATTTGACTTCAAAGTCGATAGAAAATCGATATTCGTGCGGAAAAATTGAATCTAAAGCTAATTGTACAATATCTTCTATATGGTACTTTAATTGTTCTTGTGTCTTTTTTGCCACATTCTGTATGAATGCTTGTGCTTTTTCTAAATTAGCAAGATATTCAGTTTTTTCTTTTACAATAGATTCCTGTTTTTGCAATTGAGATTGTAATAAGTTTAGTTTGCCTTTAGCTTGCTGTATCTTGTCTTTATAACTCATATTGAATCCCAATTAACAGAAGATTCAAGTTTCTCTATAAGTTCATCAAGTCTTTTGTTAAGTTCATCGAGTTTATTTTCTAAAGCATTCATTCTTTCTTCTATCTGTTCATCAGTTTCTATATTGAAATCTTGTTTCAACTGCTGTTGTATCCTATCTAAAGCACCTTCAGCCTTCATAGCATTTTCTTGTTCTTTTGCTATTTTATTCTTTATTTGTTCAAATTCACTTGCAGTCATTCTATTATCCTCCATCCTAATTCATGAGAAATCTTATGATTTCTATTACTTTATTATCAAGTTGCTTTCTATTTAATTCTATTTCTTGTTCAATATTATCTTCAAACGATAGACTGAAATCATCATGAACTCTTAATTTTTCTACAAACGCCTGTATCTTTTCTTCACGTTCTTCTTCATCTCTTATATATTCATCAGTAATTAAATTGTATTTTTCTTCTAATTCTATTTTTTCAATTTCTTGTATTTCTGTATCTACAAAGTATATACATGGAGTAGTTAATTCATTGTTTTTTTGGATGTTTATATGCCCTGAATTGATAACAAATCTGTTATCCTTACTGTATACAAATGAAATATGGCAATCACCAGTAATTATATATTTATAATCTGGATACATAGTAAGCAATTCTTCTGCTGATAATGCTTCTGTATTCGGTGGTATTTTATTTATATCAGGAAATGTAAGCTGATGAATAATAAGCACTTCTTTACTTTTTTCATGAATATTTTCACCGAAATTGGCATAAGAGACATCAATATCTTCAAAAGTATGAAACTTATCCGATATTGAAGCCATGTTGAATAATATCCCAATAGAAGACTTATTGAGATATTTCATAGAGTGATAAAGCAAGTCATGATTACCTGCTATAGCATAGACTCCATTATTTACTTTCTTGCAGAAATCAATAAATATATTTATTATTTCTTCAGATACAATAGGTTTATTGAATAAATCTCCAGCTATAAATATAGGACAATTATTTTCATTTGCATATTTTGCAATAAGGTTTAGTTCATATTCTTGAAATTCTATCCAGTTCTCATCCTGTCTACATCGTGGCTTATCTTGCCGTAAATGCAAATCAGCACAAGCTATAAATCTCATTCTTTTATCCTGCTACCACATAATGGGCAAACATTAGGCAATAGATTTTTATATTGGTCAATTGCCTTTTTTGATTCCTTAATTATATTTTTATTGCTTATAATACTATTCAGTATACTATTCAATAATTGTTTTTCTTTTGTAATATTTTTTATTTCATTATTCAGTTCTTCTATTTCATCTAAAGTAGAAGCCAATAATAATATCTTCTTTGATACTTGTAATTTCATAAGTAATTTATTTTTATCAGAATACAACTGCCTTAATTTATTGTATTCATTATTTACTGTATCTATAGTGTATTTCAGGTCATCTATTTTGTCAATAATATCTTTTGCAATTTTTATCTTTCCCCATCTATCTATAATGCTTTTCTGTTTATTGTATTCTGCCAATAAATTATTTAATATGGTATAATCAGCTTTAACAATATTGTATTCTTGTAAAGTAGTTTCATATTCATTTTCTAACTTTTCTGCTTCTTCAATCCATTGTAATGATTCTATTTGAGTAGTCAGTGTCTTTATTGTCTCTTTTGCTTGTGCTACTTCAGAATTTGTCTGTCTTCGTAATTGTTCAGCTTTTGCTTGTACTTTATCTATAATATCAAGATGCACTACTTTGTTAAATATTCTTGCTACTTCTGCTGATGATTCATCGAGTAAAAATGGTCTGTCAAACTGATATTGTATATTAGTATTTGATAGATTTAGTTTTTCTGTTATTTCATCAGGAACATTCTGTCCAATAGCTTCAAGTTTCTTTATTCCTTCCTTACTCTTTATTTTATAACCATTAAAATCCTTACTTTTTTCTCTGCTTATAATGGATGAATCTACTATAATTTCTACTGAAGTTTTATCTTTTGGTAATCCTTTTGTATCTCTATTCCAAAATGATACCATAGAATTACCAGCAGGTTTATTATCTTTTATCCAATATAATCCTCGTATAATAGAACTTTTTCCATGATTTGATTGACCAGTTATAATGTTTATATATGGACTAAAAACAAATTCAGAATGCTTGTGAGATTCAAAATTTGTAAGTTCTATTGATTTAATCATCATCTGCCTCTATATCATCTATAATCATATCATCATTATCAGCAATTTGCAAGACATTATTTTTTTCAGAAAAATCTTTATAATCTTTTTCTATGTCTTCTTCTATTTTCTTACTGCCTATTTCCTTCACTCTGTTTGCATCTTCAACACTAGGTGCTGCTGTAATAGTATAAATAGCTTTGCTGTTGACATCAAGAGAATGGTCATCCTTCCAGTCATTAGGTAATCTATTTTTTAACCAGAATATTTGTGCTATAACATTAGGTGGAACATGCTTTTCTCTTATTATTACATCTTCTTTAGGGACTTTATCTTCAAACCCATCTTCTATAAGTTTTGCATCACTTGCTGTAATAGTATGAGTTTTTCTTGTTATTTCTTTTACTGTATATCCAGCAGCATTTTTATATAATGCACTCACTATTTTCAAATCTACAGGCTGCTTGCCTTTTTCTATAGCATTTCTTACTTCGGGAAAGTTTTTAGCCCAATATCTATATATTCCTGGAGTTATTCCTAACTTTTTTATTATTTCATTAGCATTAACACCATTCTGTAATAGACTTTCTATCAATAATGGATGTAAATCCTTATTATAACAAGCTTCTGCTTTTATCCGAATATCTTTTTTATCCTTATCCATATTATAACTCCTATCATTGCTTTGTCTCTTTTAATAGACTTCTTATCCGTTTCATATTATTAGATACATCAAAATGAACAACTCGTTTAAGACTCCCTTTTGATTTACAGACAGGGCAATCTTCATTTTCATGATTTATATAAGTATCTTTATCAGTTAAAAGCATATTCTTTTTACAAACAGTACATACATATTTGCTATTATTTTCTTTCATAAATTTTTCTGCTTCTTCTAATGGATTTTCTGATTCTACAAAAGATAAGCCTTCATCTGATTCTAATACGAAGCAATGCTGCTTAGCTAAATATAAATCAGCTATTCTATTTATTCTTTTCATACCAATTTTTGGAAATCCTAAACCTTGCTGTTTTATTACTTTTTCTATAGGAATAAATGGAATTTCTGTAACAGCACCAAAATCAGTTGAATATACTGTTTCACCTAGTAATCTCCAAGCACTAATAAAATTCTTTTTATAATAAATATGCATTCTTTCAGCCTTCAATCCATTTGATGTAATAATTATATCATTTTCATTAAGTGCTGGAAGAGGATGCTCTATTGGATACCACATATTTTCCCATTCATTTTCAGTATACTGTTCTTTCCTTGGGTCTATACCTGCTACAGTAAGGTACTCTTTCTTTACTTTCCAGTTTGTGAACCGTTCCTTATCAAAGGTATAAGCAAAATCTACACCACAGGTAAAAATAGGGTCATACCCTAATAAATGTGCTACAAACATCTGTAAGGGTGGCGAACAGGCAAATATTGAAAAGTTTGTTACAATCAGTCTTTTTAGTGGCTGATCTCTTGTTGCTAATTCAGGATGTATTCGTTCTGTATACATAATAGGTTGTATTGTACTGTAAAAAGCCATAGGATCACCAGAATTTTCAAGATATAGTAACATTTTATTAGGCCAATGTTCTACTAAATCAGGATAAACTCCAGGATGTAATACTAATTTTGTTTTAGTCTTAGACCAATCTATATCACTTATATCAGACCATGGACAAATTGGGTCTAAATCTATAATATATGTAGGTTCTACTCCAAATCTAATAAGTGATTCAGCATGACTTGTCGTACAAAAAGTTCCACCTTTCCAGTCTTTCAAATAAGGTAATGATTTATCTAATGAAGCACCAGAACCAAAAATAATAGCAGGAATTTTATTTACTTTAGGTTCTTCTGATATATCATATGCTCTTCCCTCATGAACAGCAGAAATTATATATTTGTGATTGTATACAGATGATATGATTTCATGTTTTAATTGAGATTTATTAGTAGCTTCATTGTACATATTACTATAAGTAATTGTTTCATCTTCTTTTTTAGCCATACATCTATTCCTTATTGTTGATTTACATTCCCAAAATGTTTCGATATTTTATTAAGAAATTTGTCTTCATTATTTTCTATCTCAGTATTTTGCCATGAATCTTTATAATCTTCATATACTTTTGCACCTTGCCCTTTAAGAATATAGTGTTCCATAATTATTTCTCCTAATTCAAACTCTTCTTGTGTATCTACATCAGCATACTGCCATAATTCTGTATGATACACATATGTTTCTATAGATGGCCATACTTCAGGATTTACTAATACTGAATCTAAATCAGAAGGCAATGATTCATAATAATTTATAAACCATTCTGGTGTTGTAACACACCATCCACTAGACATAGTTCCATAATGATATTTATTATCAGCTAGTATCAATCGTACCATACTATTACTGGTAACTTTATAAATGTATGTTTCCCTCTGTTTTATAAATGGAGACAGTGTATCAGCTCCTATCTTATAAAACATATCAATAGCTTTATCCAAATCATCAGGTTTATTTAATGGGTCTGTAGCCATCAAATAAATAAATGTGTCTAATTCAGGATGCTCTTCTTTTATCTTTTTTACAGCATGATAAATAGGTCTATTAGCACTTGCAGCATCAGCATCTTCCCAATATGGTCGTCGTATAACTTTAGCACCATATTTTAATGCTATTTGTTCCATTTCATCATCATCAGTAGTAACATAAACTTCATCTATATTCTTTGAACATTTTGCTTGTATAATAACCCAAGCCATTAAAGGCGATCCACAGAAACTCTTTACATTCTTTCTTGGTAATCTTTTACTTCCACCACGTACTGGAATAATTGCTGCTGTTCTAACTTCATTCATTATTTACTCCCCTTTATTCTTATCTTAAATCTGTCTTTTGGACAATATTTATAATTGCCACATGTATCACACAACATCAAATCACCATTACTATCTATAGCAAAAGTACCAATTTTATTAGGATATAATCCTATTGTCCAATCCTCATGTATTAAATCTATCCATTGTGGAATTTTCATAGTCTCTTTATCTAATACTTCAAAACCATTTAGTATATTCATAAATTTGCAATCCTTATATAGTTTTTGTAACAATTATAAATTTCATCATAACTAATACAATTTCTTATTAGATTAGCACATTCTAATTCTATTCTGTCTTCATCATCAGCTATAGCATTCAGTCTTCCTAATATTGATTTCGCTGCTCTCATAGTACCATTTCCTTTAGGCCATGAACATGCTGTAGCTACTATAATATTGATATCTTCTTCCCTTTCATTATTTTCATAAGCCCATACTATAGCCGCAATCTTTTCAAATTCCTCCAAAGGAATTTCACCTTTTATGAAGAAATTTAGTTTGAAAATATAATCCTCCATCCTTGGGGAAGCCAATTCAAATACAGTCTTATTGTCCTTTACTTTTATTTCCGTTAAAATTCTATAAATAAGTATTCGTAAAGCTTTATTATTGTTATATCCCATCCTGCCAATATTCAGAAGCATCCAATCAGCTCTTGGACATAAATCCCATACATCTTTTAATTTCTCACAGTATGAAACCCATTCCATCCCTTGCTTACAAACTACATTATCCTTTGCAATGAATTGGAATAAGTCTATAACTTCCTTGTTCATATAATGCCTTCTTTGTCAAGTAATACATTCAATTTTAACTCATTTTTTGTATTAAAGCAAGAAGGCACATCATAAATATACATTTTTGCTATTAAATAATCCTCAAATTTACATTTATCAGCATATTCTTTATTCCAATCTTCGTATAAACGTTTCTTGTATATATCTAACAAATCATATATAGATGATTCCATATATTTACTCCTTTACTGCTCCTTGTAAACCTTCTATAAAATATTTATTACCTATAAGAAACAATACTACTAAAGGAAATAGAAGAATAACACCAGCAGCAAAACTCATACCTATTGGATTAACAAGCAATCCAATATCACCAGTTCTATTCATAGATTGCCTAATCAATCCAACAATCAAAGTCTGTTTTTCAACATCACTTAACACTAACATTTGCCATACATAATCCTGTAACACAGACACACCAGCAAATAATCCTAATACTGATATTATAGGTTTGCTTACTGGAATAATTATCATTTTTAATATCTGCCATTCATTTGCTCCATCAATCCTTGCAGATTCTATAATAGATTTAGGTATTGATTCAAAATAATTTCTAGAAAGATACATACCCATAGGCGATAAAACTACAGGAAGTGTAGTAGCAGTTAAAGTACCTGATAATTTCAAATCTTTCATAATAACAAACCATGGAATCAATAATGATATTCTTGGTATCATCATTTGTATAAGAAGAATATTCCATAATAAATTTTTATACTTAAAATTATAAACACTAAAAGCATATCCAGAAGTGGTTGATAAAAATATTGATAAAAATACTGAAACAACCGTCACAATAATAGTATTCTTTAGCCATATAAAAGCATTATCCTTGAGCAAAATATTGTAATTGTCTAATATTATGTGTTTAGGGAACAAATTTGGAGGCATTATAAAAATACCATGTATATCCTGAAATGATCCTATTAACATAAAATAAATAGGAATAAATAGTAATATGAAAATCATTACTAATATTACCTTATTTATTACTTTCATTACTTATCCGCCTTTGTAAATATGATAGTATAAAAGTAATAATCATGAGTATTACAGCCTGAGCAGAAGCCAATCCCCATTTAGAATTTTTGAATCCTGTAACATAAATATTGTAAGTAATTGTAGCAGCATATTGTTGTGGAACCAAAGCATAAATATATTCAAATACTTGTAAACTTGCTATCATAGATAATAAATATACTAATGCTATAGTAGATTTTATTAACGGCAATACAATCTTCATCTTTATCTGAAAATTTGAAGCACCATCCATTCTAGCTGCTTCATAGATACTTTTATCTATACTTGTTAACGATGCTAATAATATTATAACATACCCACCGAAAGTAGTAGTAACAACAATAATGCATATAATAGTAATAGAAATATAGCCATCACCGAACCAATAAATCGGTGCTATATTAAATAATGATAATACCCAATTCATTAAACCATTTATAGCAAATACCCATCTCCATATCTGTGCAAGTATAATACCACCACCTAAAACAGGTATATAAACAAGTATTCTTGAAATATCCTGCCATTTCTTTGATAAATCACTTATTAAAAAAGTTACAAATACTGAAACAATAACAGTCAATAATGGCATAATGGCAAGATATAATACAGAATTTTTTATTGATTGAATGAATGCTTCATTATGAAATAAATCAACATAGTTCTGTAACCCAACAAATCTTGTTACAATGAAATTTGTTTGGTAAAAACTCATTTCTATAACTTTTATTATTGGCCATAATGTAAATAATAAAAAGAATATCAATGTTGGCATCAATAAAAAATATTTCATCATTTCACCTTATATTGCTGGGAGGGGGATTCGAACCCCCATAATCCTTAATATGATAATTAAGCATCTGATTAACTTCATCAGAGGTGTTCGCCATTACACTATCCCAGCAAATAAAATAAAGCCTCTTTGTTATTTCAAAAGAGGCTTTATTGTACTATTTCACAGAATTGAGAGCATCTTGAAATTTCTTTATAGCTGCTTCTGGTGTAGTCTTAAGCATTAAAACTTGTTGCAATATTGGATATTGTAAAGCCCTTCTTTCAGTGAATCGTCTATCACTCAATCCAAAATCAAATATACCATTTTCCTGAACAATTTTAGCTACTTGCTGCAAATGTATATCATTGCTCAGTTTTACATCCTTTCTGTCTACTACATAGCCCATCTCTGCAAAGATATTTCCAGTAACAGGATTATTCAAATATTCAGCTAATCTTGCAGCTATAGCATCTTCTGGTTTTCCTGTTTTATGTACTATAATAGCATAATAATTGGCATATGTTCCTACTTTTGTTACTCCTTTTGCTCTTGGGAATGGCACAAATTTATATTCAAATGGTTTATCTATAAACCCTTGCTTTATAACACTATCAAAGAATAGTTTACAAAGATGCGGAAAGTATGCTGTAGCTGCTATATCACCACGAGCCCATCGTTCAACATAATCATCATCATTCAGTGTTGCACAATTAGGAGGAACATATCCGTTCTTTACAAGAGTCTGATAAAATTCATAGACTTTAGCCCCACCATTGTCTGCTACAACAGCTTTATCATAATTCTTATTGTTGTACCAATTTGCTCCAAAAGAAGCAAACCAATTGTTGATATAATAATCTCCAGACTGATTTGCAGCAAACATTCCAGTAGCCCATTTCTTACCATTGTATTTCTGTTTTACCAATTCTGCCATCTTAAGGAAATCATCAATAGTCCAATTATCAGGAACTGTATAGCCAATTTCTTTCATCATATCAAGATTTACAGCCATACCTTGAGCAGAACCAGTCATAGGTAGTGCTAATAATTTCCCATTTACTCTAAACATTTCCAGAGATGAAGGATAATATTTATCCAAATCCCTAATGTAATTATCTAATGGCAATGCATACTCTGGAACCATGTACTTACTTGCACGAACCATAGAATCAACATAAACATTTGGTGGAGTACCAGCAGCCAATAATGCATCCATAGTCAATGTAGAACCATCAGAAAGGTCTAATGTAAGCCATTTTACTTTTACATTAGGATAATCCTTTTTCAATAAAGATTCTACATAAGCATGATATGATGGTATTCCTGTACTTTCATCAAATTTTGTTTCAGGTTCTGTAAGTACAGTAATTGTCTGTGAAAATGCTGATACTGTAAACAGCAAACACAAAGCAACAATGAAAACTCTTTTCATTCTTCTACTCCTTTAATTGACTGAAATTGTGAATACCAATGTATCCACATAGTTGTTACCTGCCTCATATAGTTCATCAGTAATATCTTGATTTTCCACTTTTACTGTAATTGATAATACTGAACCTCCTTTCTTAGTTTTCTTTGTAAAAGTTAAACTTCCACCACCAGTTGGAACAGACACAAAATCAGAAAAACTATTTGTTGCTGCATCAATACAATCTATTTTCATCTTGTATGGTATTTGAAGTGTGTCTTGTACTAAATATGAATTATTTGATGAAGTAACTACCACTTTCCATGATTTGATATTTGATACAGCAGTAATTGTATCAGTTCCAACAGCCTCACTACCATCTCCAGTAATAGTAAGCTGAATAGTATTTGACTGTGGAGTAAGATTAAGATACTGATTCACAGTACCAGTAATAACAATATTTTCTGTAGTGTTTGAAAATACTATAAATGGATATAAAATAAATAACAAAACACAGACTAACTTTTTCATATAAACTCCTTATAATCTACTTATTTTTGTTAAATAAATTTACAACATCAGTAAGTGCTTTAGAAAAAGAACCTAAACAATATGCAAGATAACTTCCTAATATTTTTGATACTTCTTTACCATCAGCATTATTACAAAGTTCAGGAACATCCTTAAATATTACTTCTGTTAAATCCTCTTCTAATTTATTTGTTGCTTCTTCATCATTATTAAAATTTACATTGTTCTTATTTGTTTTCATTAGAACCTCCTTTCATATCTAATATTCTAAATTCAGTCTCTTTATTTTCTATAATTTGTTTCATAATTCTATGCTCTCCCAATTCATCTAGCATAAAACAAATAATTATCACACCATCAGTAAATAAGTTAATAGCTATAAACATATAGCACAAATAATTAAATTTGTCAATACTCGATTTACTTAAATAAGCAAAGAAACAAGCCACAATTAACAATAAAATACTCAAAAATTTTTTACACATTTATTTCTCCCTTATATAATTTTTCAAAGCTATCCCACGACATTACTACAATAACATCAGAAATGCTTTTCGTTCTTATTACTACCATCCAATCTGTACCCTCCTTTTGATTGCTTTTAGCCTGCTGTATAAAATCTCTTAAATTTATGGATTCTGTACTTTTACATTCTATTGAAAATGGAAATTTTTTTAATGCTTCATCTCTAAGAATAACATCAACACCAGACTGACCCATTTCCCTACTATGTATTTTACAGTTATCATCTTTATTGTCAAATGGAATATCAATTAATTTTGCTATTCTTATACAAACCCATTTTTGTAATTCTCTTCCTTTACCTTTTGCACTCTGTACAGTAATACGTTTATCAGCATCATCAAGTTTTCTACTTAAAGCTTTAGATTTTTTATCATCTTTGAGTAATGATTTAATATAATCCCTATCAGAATCAGATAAGCAAACCCATTTATTCGCCAAAATCAAATTCCTCTTGACCACAATCATCATTGAAATTTAATTGTTCATTTCCATTTTGTGAAATATATTTTATTCCTAATACTGTAAAATAAAGAAAAATTGGAATAGTATCACTGCCATTCTTTACAAATTCTGATAAAATATTTTCATACATTTTGTTAATTATATCAAATTCAGAAAAACCACGTACCAAATAATCATTATAAGTATCATAAAATTTTTTGACATCTTCTTTTGAAATAGTAAAATCTTTGTGAATTATACTTCTTGGTATTTCATTTTTCGTAAGGTCTTCACAGATGCTTCTATATTCTCCCATTTTTCTTTCACTCTCCTTCTTAATTCATCCTCAAGATTGTTTTCTTCAATATAATGAATTAACTCTTCCCTACTCATTTCTACACCAAATGTATTATTAAACTTATCCTTTATATCTTTATCGGTATTTATCCAATCTAATATTTCAGACTTTTTTAATTTTGAACTTACTTCTGTTTCGTATCTTTTTACTAAATCATTATCTAATAAAAACTGTTTTAGATTTTCAAGATTCAATTCTTTACCAGATTGCCATATCGCAGAAGCATTTTTTACTAACTCACCTGCATCAGTTCTAAAATCATACAGATAATCAATATTAGTAGCAATATCATCTATTCCATAATAGAAGTCTATAATAAACAATCCTTCCCTAAATGGTCGTGGGGTTTTGCTCTTTGTAGTCTTTGCTTTCACTACAACACCAACAACTCTATCTTTTCTTTTTATCTTCTTTAGTGAAGCAAGCCACAATACTGTATGGCAATAGAAATCCATTGCCTTACCACCAGAACGTACAAATTTATTAAAACTAATTGGGCTAAGATTTTCCCTTACTTGAGAAACAATAATAAGTAAACAATTAGTTTTTTCCAATAAATCAGCTAATTGTGGGAAAAATTCTTGTGATAGATATTTTGCTTTACCCAATCTGTAAGAACCAGTATCATCCTCTTTACCTTTCAATGCTTTATTATAATGAGTATTAGCTATAGTATTTGCCTCTTTACTGGTTAAACCATCCAATGAATCTATCACATAAATACCAAATTCATCTTTCTTCAATCCTTCTGCAAATTTTCTTACATTGACATAAGCATCTTCTACTGTATCTGATTTTACCCGTTCTTCAACATTCATCGGCATAATTTCAAAGCCATACAGACTTTTTGTATCAAAGGTAAAACCAGACTCACAGTCATCATAAATCCACTTAAATTTATCCTTAAATTTATAATGACATGCTGCTACAATTTCACATACCATTAGACTCTTGCCAGAACCTGTGTCGCCAACAATATTGATAACATTGCCAAATGAAAATCCTTCCCCTGTACCACCACCAACTATCAAATCCAATAAGGTACTACCAGTGGGTGCAAATTCTGTATCTTTTTTTACTACAGAATTTGCACTCATTATTGTTTCTTTTATTTCTTCAGTCCTTTTTGACACATTTTACTCCATTATTTTTTATTAGCAAGTTTGTGTTGCTTATATGTTTCATAGCAATCACCATATAATTCGCACTCATCACATTCATCCAATTTACCTAAATCTTTACCTAATGTGCCTCCAGCAGGACATTTAACAACAGATGCTTCTTTTTTAACTTCTTCTTTTTCATAAATAGGTATCTCTTCTTCATCATCCGATTCATCTTTTTCTATTTCAATAATTTCTTCTTCAGGGTCATCATCATTATCTTCATAGAATATTTTTTTGATTTCATCATACGAATACAAAATAAGATATTCGTCAAAGCTATAAACATGCTTCAACAAATCAGGATTTAATGGCTCTTCTCGTGGAAGGAATTTGAATGATTTATATTTGAAGTATTCATTCCTATTGAAACTTTCTTTTGTAGCTCTAAACTGTATCAATCTTCCTTTTCTGATATCAGTAAAATCTACAATATCACCTAATTCAGCATTAAGTGCTCCAATTTCTTCCATCAATTCTTCATGGAATAAAGCATAACTTGCTATAAATACTTGTACTCCTTTATCCATGTCATTATTGTCTACAATATTATAGTAAGCCTTACGACGTGAATAAAGTTTCTTTGCTTCTTCTATTCTACCTTCGTTTCTATAAAGCATTGCCTGTTCACAAATAGGACAAGCCTTACCAAATGTTCTGTTAGGACATATAATACTTACTTTGTTAGGCCCAACATATTCATGTATATCCAATATCATTACAAAATCAGGGTCTCCAACTTCAAATTTCCCTAATTTAACAAGAGGATGATTCTTAGTTTTAATAATGTAAGGAAGTATGTGAATACTATTAGTTCCTTCTACTGGCTTCCAAAAACTTACATTAGAATCCTTAAAATTAAGTGCTGGTACAGTAGTAGCAGACTTCCTATTCTCATACCTTTCTCTAATAATGTCCTTCATGGACTTTACACTAGCCATTTAATTCCCTCCTATAATCTTTGTATTTTTCCGTTGTCTTATCCATTCTCTTTAGTAAATCCATCACATCATCCCCTTCATGGACAAAACATTCAAGTTCAATGTCCATGGTTTCATAGTTTCCTAGATTAAATTTCCTTCTAAAAGAAACCCTACTGTAATCAGGTTCACTCATTTCCTTCTTTCATCCTCCTTCTTATATCATCCTCAATACTATTATCAGATGGATTGGAATAGAATCCGCCAATCAATAATGATACTAAATCATTAAGCATTGCTTTTCTACTGTCAAAAGCATTCTTTGCTGATTCCAATATCCCTAATTCATATTGTGCTTGTCGTACTTCTTCAGTAGCTTTAATCACATTTTCATTAAGAGTAACCGTATTTTTGATATATGATTCTGTCATTTTCCCCCAAGTATCATCCCAGTTAGTCCTATAATAAATATCAGTATCAGCTAAAACTAAATCTAATTTATCTTGTGCTTTCAAATATTTGTTTTTAGCCTCTACATATTCTTCACAAATTTCCAGATACCTACTGGAATGTTCCACACACTCATTTGATAAATTGTATCTATCAATCTTTACCAAATCCTTAAAATAATTCATCTGTTTCCTCATCCTCCTCAGGTGGCAATCCTTATACGCGTGGCGGCTCCGCAGGGCAGATATGGACACACGACCGCATCGAAGTCAAAATCATCATCAAAATCTTCATCTTCCAAATCAACTTCTTCATCTATTTCTTCATTATCTTCCAATATCTCATCTAGCATTTCATCTATTTCTTCCTTTTCTTCTTCAGTAATATCGTATTTCATAAATCCTCCTATAATATTGTTTTTAAGCAGGCTAATGTAATTCCCGCTTTTCCAGTATTGAATGTATCCTGTGAAAATGCTTCCAATGCCATCATTGCTATAGCATTTTCCTTTCCAGAAAGCAATACTGTATTCATATAACTGAGTACAGTATACCTTACCTTTTCAGGGTTGTCAAGTACCCCATTTTCATTTAATTGTTTCAATATATTTGCTATAACATTCCAATGCTCCTTTTTTAATAAAGCTCTGCATAGTTCTATCGTTTCAGCATCATTTTCATCAGCTAAAACAACAGACTTTAGATACTTCTTCATCTCATCTTCAGTTGATAAAGCTAAAATTCTTTCCAATAATACCAAAGCAGCTCTTGGACATCCATCTGCTTTTTCAGCTATTTCAGTTAATATACTATTAGGTATAGTAACATTTTCCAATTTGCATACTTTGCTTAATAAACCATATAATTGTACAGAAGTAAGTAAATTAAATTCTACCAATGTACATCTTGTCTTTATTGGTTTTATCAGTTTCTGTGCATCCGTTGTACAAAGAAAGAAGTAAACATATTCTGGAGTGTCTTCTAATGCTTTTAATATAGCTCCTTGAAAATCAGCAGTAGTTTTTTGCACTTCATCTAATATAAAAACTTTATTTTTACCAGCAATCGGTAGTATTTTCATCTGCTGAATTATTTCTCTTGCTGTATCTATGCCTCTATTATTGGAGCTATTTATTTCAACAATATCTAAATCACTAGCATCTAATTTTGAAGCCATAATTCTTGCAGCCGTTGTCTTTCCCGTTCCAGACTGCCCGACAAAAAGATAAGCATGAGAATGATTTTCTTTCTTAAGAGCATTTTCTAATGCTTTTATAGTAATTTCATTTCCAACAATTTCAGAAAAATCTTTTGGTCTATACTTTTGATACAGTGTCATTTTTATTTACCTTCTTTTTTGGCATATCAGGGCAGTTAAGATAATAATACAACGCATTTATTGTTGTATTATATTTTTTAGCAATATCTTTCCATTTCATTCCATTTGCTCTATCTATCTCTATATCCTTTACATTAAATGGAATAGGTTTTAATGTTGGCCCAGTTCTTCTTATTTTTATATTATTATCTTGTAATATTTTGTGTATTCTTGATTTTTTTATATTGTACTTTTCCTCCAATTCAAGAATAGTTTTTCCACTTTTGTACAGCTTGCATATTTCCATATTCCGCAATTCCATCTCAAGTTTAGTCATTCTGTGCATTGAGCAATCCTACCTCACTCACTTTAGCCCAACTTTCATCAACATTGCTAATAGACTTTTCAATTTTTAATGGTACAATAACCCAGTCCCAATCCTCCCTAATTTTCTGTGTTCCATAATACCAAATAATATTATCAAATTGTTTTTCTTCATCAGGATTTATGTCTGGAATAATAGCATCATGTATTTCCCCAATAAGCCGAGTATCCATTTTATTCCTTTCCAGTTCATTAGTAACATTTATGAATGTATAAAGCAAACAATGAAATGCAGCACCTTGTATTGGACTATTCAATACTTGATTTCTTGTCATTGGAGCATAACATCTAAATCCTGTAAACATTTCCACATAGCCTTTTTTCTCATAATCAGCAATAACTTTTTCTTTATATTCATAAGCAACAGGGAATCTTTCAAACCAAAAGTTGTCTTCTACATCATGTACATGATTTATAAAAGCATTCATATTATATATTCCTTCATCTTTCAAATGCCTTTTTGTTTCTGGTTCCAAGCTTTCCCATATTTTTTCACCAGTGTGTTTATAATATGAACCATAAAAAGTAGGAAATACAAATCCATTCTTTGCTAAATACCGTTCCTTTTTTGTTATTTCTTTAGGGTCTTTCAAGAATAGTAAAGATGCAATATCTCTATGCATATCCCCACCTTCAGTAATGTATTTGATAAGATTCGGGTCTTTATTGCTACATGCTATAATAGCAACTTCCATAGCATTGTAATCATATTCTCCTATCTTATGACCTTTCCGTGGGAATAACAATTTCCGTAGCATTGTAGATACTTCAGTATCTCTCTTCGGTATATTCTGCAAATTAGGATTCTGTGATGATGAACGATATGTTTTTACTCCATAAAGATTAAAGAATGGATGAATAACAGAATCTATACATTCTTTATTAAATCCAGTAAGATATGTATTGCTTACTTTATACCATCTACGCCAATTCATCACATCTTCTACTATAGGAATATTATAAAACTTCATTTCCTCTTTATCAGATTTTGGTCTACCAGTGATTTCTGTTACTTTATGTGGTTTATAACCTAATATATCGAAAATAAGATGAGATAAATCATTTGTATTGCTTATTCTAAATGGTTTTTCTTTGTCCCACTTTTTTAATACTTCTGATTGCATTACCTCATTTTCAAGGAATGCTAATCGTTTATCAAGACTCTTTTTTAACTTTTCAGCTTGTTCTGTATCATAATATATACCATTATATTCAGCTTTCGTTAATGCTTCTTCACCTTCCATAAAAAGATTTAATGCTCTGTAAAAATTATCAGTAAATTTGCTTTTCTGATATTCATATAGTTTATAAGTTCCTAATGAATCCATTGCATTATATTTCATCAAATCATAAATATCAACTTTATCTATATTATTGAAAGCATTTGCTCCATGTAATTCTTCATCTTCTGATTTCGATTCCAAGTATTTATCGATATCTTTGTCATATCCTATAATACCTAATGTAGTATAAAGTAAATATTTCAATCCTACTTTTTTATTATTGTTAAGAATGTGCGCTGCAAGTAAAGTATCCCATTTGATATTTTTAGGCCAATATCCTAATAATACTTTTGTCCAAGTCCGTTCAAATTTTGCATTATGTGCTATCTTTTGTGTCTTACTTAATAAAAATCCTTTCCATTCATTCCTAAAGTCATCATCATCAAAAAATGGAAATGAATAACTGAACAATCCATCAGAAACAGAAGCACAAACAATTTTATGACCTTTTCTATAAGGCTTCTTTCCTGTAGTCTCATAATCGAATGCTACTATAGGCACTTCTCTCATTTTATGTATTATATCAATGGCTTCTTCCATCTTGTCTATTACAATACAATCTCCTAAATAATTGCTTGTATAAAAAGGTTTTTCTGCTAATTTTACTGCTTCTCTTATATTGCTTATGAACTGTTTCTTTACTACACTATTTTCACTACCATCTTCATTCCTTATGATATAAGATGGATGCCATGTAGGACATATCCAGCATTTATAATCTTGGTCTGGTATAATACAACCAGCCCAATCAGTCATAGACAAACCTTTTATTCTTCCTGTTATTTTATCCCCTACAAGGGATA